CCTTCTTCTTCGCAGAAAGCTGAGATGCGGGGCACATCTTCCTCTTCGACATAGTTATTAAGAGTAAAGCAATAGTGAAAGAACTGAGGTTGGGAAGGCATTGAAACAAACACACGCTTTATTGATACTTATAGACATACAGAGGGGGCGCAGGGCAACGGGGGTAATACTATACCCCGTTGGCCTGCGCTTGATTTTTTTATTACACGACTATTGTGCATCAGCACTAAAACTTAAATTATAACCAGCTGTAATCCTGTACGCGCTTGCAGCTGTCGTACCGACATTACTAGTTAATGAATATATGACTGGACTTGAACCAGACAATAGGTAGGTTGCTTGATCGATCTTCTGAATTGGAAATCTTCCTTTATACGTGTACGCGTTTCCTCCTTCAATTAATACTTCTTTTGTCATCCAAGTAGCACCGATTTGGTCATGGAAATCGGGGGTGGCACTAGGGTCCCAACTACTATAAGGAGCTACCGGTTCAAACGTAAAGTCCGGAGACTTTGTAGTTTTTAACATGAATATCTTAACCTTCATATCAGTTGTTGAATCATTATGGAATGTCCAATCGTACACTCCACCTCTAACTATTATATTACCAACAAAGAATGGAATAGGGATAGTAATATCAGGTGGCAAAGTACCACCAGCAGCAGTATAGAAAGGACCAGCTGTAGGTTTATACATATTAGTACCAACTAAGGTACCAGTTGTATATGAAGCTGGAGTTGAAAAACCCTGTGTATAACCAAACACAGACCTCCAATGAGTACTAAATAGCGTACTATTCCACAGATGTTTTCTAAACGTCTTCCGTGACGTTTTACGACTTCTGAATCCAACATTCGTTCCTCTTGTATTAAGAGATGTGAAGTCTGTACTTTTAGCTGGACGTCTTCTCTTGAAATTCGTCTTCCGCTTCTTAGAAGCATAAGGACGTCCGTAAGAACGCTTTCGCTTTTGATTATAACGAGCCATCGCGTGAATGAATTGTAAGAATCGACTTGTCTATTTATAGGCGCTTCGCGCCTTTCCCGGCCGGCGGTGTCAGCTACAGCCTTGAGTCCGCACGACGAAGTGGGCCCGGGCCTGGCGGCCGTCCCGGGCTCCACCGCGTGCGTGACTCAAAGCGCCGACCAGGGAAATAAAGTCATATGTCTTTGATGCCATAGAATGATTTTATTATAACATTTCTTCGATTACAAGTCTGCGTTCCAACGCTGGTAATTGAGGATTTATCTCATCCCCAAACTTGAAAATATCACGCGGATGAAAATTAGAAGTAACTATGAAGGTGCTTGCGTGCAACGCAACCATACCTCCTTTATTTTCTACTAAACACTTATAACGATCGAACCATCGCAATAGATGATTAATATCGATCCCACCAGGACCAAAATCATCAATAATACAAGTCTCTTGACACATATAACCATTCCACCACTTTGTTCTTGGATCTTTTACATATGCTTCTGGTAATGTAGCATGAGCTAAACGAGACTTGCCCACTCCGGGAGATCCCCAGATCCATCTGACTGAAATTGAAGGACGTTCAATGGGGGGTAGGATGGAAAGGGCATTTCTGAGCATGTTAGATCCATGACGGATCCACGTATGGGGCTCTGAATTGGCGAATTCAACCAAGCCTTGATCTCCTCGTCGCACGGCAGCCATGAACGATCTTGCTGCCTCATCTCGGTCCTTAGAGACTCTTCCTTCATTGATAGAACCTCCTTCGATAAAGTTTCCACCCTTTGAGCAATACTCTCGATTTTGCCGAGCAGTACCTCTTGAGCTCTCAACATGGCACCTGTTTGAGAGCTTATCCCGAACATAAACGAAAGAACGCCGCTTTCGAAGCGAGACGTATCCTTGTAGATGAGGGGTACCTGAATCTCCGATTTCTCGGCCGATGATCCAATATTTACCTTCTTCTTCGCAGAAAGCTGAGATGCGGGGCACATCTTCCTCTTCGACATAGTTATTAAGAGTAAAGCAATAGTGAAAGAACTGAGGTTGGGAAGGCATTGAAACAAACACACGCTTTATTGATA